GTGCCGACATATCACCCGGCTCATCCATCTCATCAGGGCCAACGATGAATTTCTCATCAAGCGGGATCGCCTTGTCCCTCGAACCGTATCTCTTACCGGCTTCTTTGTGCCAGTCACGCACACGGTTATCATTCGCGGCGATCCATTGCTTATACATGATCACGCCCTTTCCCTGCGCTTCATGCGCCGTGTCCATCCTCGCCTTGTTTTCGGCAGCCGTCACAATGGTTCTTGCCGCCCGCTCCGCCGATTTCTCGTTCATATCGCAGACGTTCTGCAAACGCGCCTTGATTTTGTCAATCGGTTCTCCGGCGATGACGCCTTTCGCCACCTCGCTGTTGATTGCCCGCATATTCCACGGTACGTCCTTCGTCGGGTCGATCTTGTACTCCGGCAGAAAGTTTGCGTCTTCCTGTACCAGATTCTTGACCGTGTTCGGGTTTATGATATCGAACCTCACCGCCGCCCCGGTCTGAGCCTCGATGTCCTTGCCGTTCCAGTTCCACGTGTCGGCGTAGACCTTCGGCGCTCTGCCGTTGACGTAATCCGCCGCCATCTGATTAACGTTCGACATTTCGCGGGCGACACGCTCGGTGAGCTGATTGTATCGTCGGTGCATCGTAGTGTTCAGCCGCATATGCCGCTGATACGCCGCTTCGAGCTTTTTCTTTTCCTTCGGATCGCTCGCATTTTTAATCATCTCCCGAAGCCGCTCCGTCTCGGCGTTCATGCCGTCAAGGTATTCTTTCCACTCCTTGCCGATATCGTCATATGCGTCCTTGTAGATTTTGCGAAGCCGCTTCTCCATTCGGGCGATCTCCTTGTCCGCCGCGATATGAGCTTCGTCGAACACGTTCTCCGCCATCAGACTTCACCACCGTTGTCGGAATTGCCGTCGTTTTCGTCATCGCCTTCGTCAGACTGTCCCGCCGCGTATCTCCGCGCTTCTTCGGCTTCACGCTGCGCCTTGACTTCCTCGACCTTGTCGATGTCGCCCATGACTTCGAGCACCTTGCCCGTGATATAATCCGACGACAAATAGTCCGCCGCCGATACGAGGGTTTGAATTTCCTCAGCCTGATTGACGATCTTTGACCGGGTATATGTCGGCTTGTCATCGATCCCCAGCAGAGAGAGCAGGGAGATGATAAACTCGGTGACGCAATGCTCGAACATATCGACCTTGCTTGTCAGCGGTTCGTAAGCCGCCTCAATCTGAGTAGCCGTGACCGCCCCGGAGGCGATCTCTTTCACGTCGAGCGCCATAAAATCATCGAATAACTGCGACCTCAGCCGTTTTAAAGCGGTTTCGTTCGCCTCAAACGGCGCTTCGACCGAGTGAGAGGATATCTCCGTCCCGGCAGCTCCGTCAACGTGCGCCACATGGAGCGTTTTCAAACGGCGGACAAATTCAGCGTCATCCGCGTCGTCCATGCCTCCGGCATTTTTGATGATCCAGTATATCAGATTCGCGTCGTCGATGTTGTTGACCAGTGCGGACGCCATAAGGTCATAAGCGTCTATCGTTTCCCGCCCCCCGACGATCTCCGACTGCCGGTTGATGTTGAACAGCGGAATTATCGGCAGAGTGGGATAGTTGTACCCGTTCAGAATTTCCACCCCGGACACCTCCGACCGACCGACGACCATGACATAATCCCGCTTTTTTTGCAGTACGGTTATGTCTTCGCCCTCCCGCCGGATGTATTCGGTAAATCCGTCCGGCTCATACAAGGTGCATCTGAGCGGCTTCTGCGCACCGAGCGACCACCAGCGCACCCCAGCCATCAGCGCCCCGTTTTCTTCGTCGTAGATCGGTGCGAATGAGGGAGAATCGAACCCGGCGACCGGGAACACCTCCAAATGATCAACGTTCCAGAAGCCGAAGGCAACGCCGCCGTTGATCGCCCGAACAGCCAGCTCGGACATTCTCTCGTCGAATTTCTCCCCCAGCCGGTCTTTAACAGCCGTGTCGGAGAACGAAACGCCGTTCCCGAGAAGGTGCTCCACTTCCTGAGTTACGAAGTAAAAGTAATACCGGCTCGGAATTTTGTTGTTCGCCGAGTAGATATCCGGCACCGCCCGCCCGATAGCATCGTAAATGAATTTCTGCGCCTTCATGATCGTCGGGTTCAGGTGGCGATAATACATTTCCGCGTCTCTCGCCACACGAAACAGCGGGGAAGAGCTGTGCTCGTTGATCACGGCGAGGATGAAATCCATTCTCGCCGCTTCGTTATCGCCAAGAGTAACCAAGTCCTGATAAGTTTTCAATCGCGTTTACCTCCCGTTTTTTTCTTGCCATGATCTGGAACGTCCGCACGAAATACCTCATCGAATCCATCAGGTGATCGTTGACCTTGATCGGTCTGTCCTCGCCGCTCGAATCGTCCCACGCGTAACCGTCCGCTTCTTTCCGCCAGTTTTTCAGCCTCGGCGATACCTTGATTCTGCCCGTCTGCATCGCCGTCGCCGTGTCTCTGATCCCGTCGAGTACAGCATTATCCGCCTGAATCACGCCGTACCGCTTCTTTCTCTGGAGCAGAGCGATAAACGACGCCGCCGAGGGATCAACGACCGTTTTAACCTTCGCGTCGGGAATCCTCTCCGTGAAAGCATCGATATCCTGCCCGTATTCCTCATCCGTTTTCGTCACGCCCGTGTCCCGCCCTGAGTAGTAGTATTCATCCACGGCATACCACACGCCGTCGGAATGATATTCCCATATCAGCGCTGCGAAAGCGTTCTCGGTTCCGTAGTCAATGGAGAGGGCGTATTTCAGCGGCTCTCCCTCCGGCGGCTCGGCAATAGCGTCACCCGCCATCGGATATATCAGTCCCTCGGCAAGCGCCCACTCGCCGAGAATGTACCGCTGATAGAACACCGTTCCCGAATACTCGCGCTTCAGATTCTCGACGAATCCGGGATCGAGGAACGGATTATCGTCGATGGTGTATTTCTGCACGTATTTGTCGATATCATCCCTGTCGATGAACTGTTTCAGCCAATGCGACGGATATTCAGGGTTGCAAGCTCCGTCAAACCGTGATCCCGGTCTGTCGAGACGCGCTTTGATCTGCTCGAACACGTCCGGCGACCATTTCGCGATCTCGTCGCCGTAGCAGTATTTCACCGACGAACCGACGATTTTCGAGACCTGATTGACCTTTTCCGCCCCGAGGCAGTACACCGGGCATCCGCAGATATTGGCGATGTTCCGGCTGTTGATCTGCCCTATCAGCCTCCCGCCGAATATCTCCCTCATCGGCTGCAACACATTTCGCTCTATCGTCCCTTTCGAGACGCCGAGGATAAGGTTCAGCCCCTTTTCCTCCCGCCGCTGGATAAGCGCGTTCGGGATCACATGAGCGATATCGACGTAGGATTTGCCGCTTCGGACAGCGCCGACCTTTAGATTCCAGCGGCTGTTGGCGTCCCGGATGAACTCATTTTGTTTACGACTGAACATCTTTCTTTGCCGCTTCCGCCTGAGCCGTCAGAAGCTCCGTCAATCTTTCCAGCACCTCGGCATTGTCACTTTCATCTGGGTTATCTTTCTGCCCGAGATATTGCTTGCCGAGAAATATCAGCATAGCCGTGTTTCCCTTCTCCGCCGCCTGCATCTGCCAACGACGGAGCGACCTTTTTCCCCCAGCCGAGAATTTTTTAAACATCTCCGAAAAATTCGCGTGATATGTACGTTTGCACCAGTTTTCGATTGTATCTTCCGAGCAGTCGAAGAAATCGGCGATCTCTTCGAGCGTGTTCATCCCTTTGCAGAGCTTTCGGAAATTCAGCTCGTCAATCTCGATTTTCGGTCTTCCTGTTTTAGCTATGATTTGTCACCTCTTTTTTTTGACGCGTTGAAAGATAGAATATTGGCGTGTCAAGAGCGGCTAATATGAATTTAACGCAATACTGACCGATCATTAGCCCTATCAGTTCGCCTCCGCCCATTTTCATACCGATTCCGAAGCCGATTCCTATAAATATCACGGTATCAATAATCTGACTTGTCATTGTCGATCCGTTATTCCACATCCAACGCTGTTTGTTATATGTTTCTTCTCCGAACTTATTTTTAGCCCAATTTTTGATTTTATGAAATATAAATACATCCCATGTTTGAGAGCATATATATGCAATCAGACTACCCACCGTGAACCATCCAAGACCATTCAAAGCGGCATACACGTCACTCCCCACAAACCACGGCTTGAATATGATCGGTGTCAGATATATTAATCCTGAACATAGTATTTGAGCCACTAATCCGACAAGGACAGCGAAATCAGCTTCTTTTTTTCCCCATATTTGACCGATAATATCAGTCGCGAGAAATGTCAGCGCATATGCCAATACAGCCGCAGGAGCAAGCAACTGAATTTTCCCGACAAAGAAGTTTGTTATAATCATCCCGTTACTGCTGATTATGTTTGCGGTAAGCAGGGAAGTAACAAACAGCGAAATAAGTATAGCTAAATTTTTTTCGGTTTTTTTCATGTGGTTTCCTCACTTTGTATTATCTTGTTTTTTCCATTCGCACCCGACAATAACAAACTAGCTTTCACAAGTTTACCTCCGCGTATTGCTGAAACTTAATCCATTCCTTGATATTGTTTGCCTGTAATTCTTGTATCATCGAACATCTTTTCCCTTCGGGCTTTTTTAGCATCCGCATGTCTGACCCTGTGAATATGAATCTGTATCCATATCTCCCCCATCCCCATGATGTACTATCAACGCTGTCGAAATGGTAACTATGTAATTTTTTCGTATCAGTAAAACCTAAACAATGAATTTTTGCATTGCACGAATGCGCATAATTAATGAGTCTGGGGAAAAGCTCATATTTAGCTTTATTAATTTCCCCGCTTGCTATTCCCCCAATTGCTACATAGTCATAGCAATTGCATATATTAAGAAATTCTTTTATTCCGCGTGATTTATGCCAGACAGGAATAACTTTTCTATTTGTTTTCCTTTCCAGTCTATTCCTGAGATATAACACTTTATCATATCCGACAATTGAGTCAATATCCAATTCAAAGAAATGCTCCACCGAATACTCATTGATGAAATTACCATAGTTGTCTATATAGTTTTCCCATTCGATATTATTATTATTCCGCATAAAAGTATATGCACCGCTGTCGAGCAACAACGCCCTTGAATTATGTATTATTTCGGGGACTTTCTTGTTTATTGAATAATAGCTTATTAGATTGTACCCGTCTTTTACAAGATTAAGGTTTTTTTCATATAGGCTTTCTACCCCCGCAAAAAACACTTTCATTTTTCCGGCTCAAACCATTCTCCGCAATGCGGGCATTGAATCTTCTTCGGCTCTTTCTCCGTCACCGGCGCGTCGGTGAACAAGGCGTCTAAATCCTCCATACTCACCTTTTCCGCCACATCAAATCCCAGTTCCTCCACGTCGAACATCTCGCCCAGTTCTTCAAGCTCGGTGTCCATCGTGTCGAAATCCCACGCTGACAGCTCCGCAGTCTTGTTATGGGCGAGAGCGTACATCCGCCTTTCCTCATCCGTCAGATCGTCCAGCCGGATTATCGGCACTTCGGCGAGATTCAGCTTCTTCGCCGCCAGAAGCCGACCGTGACCTTCAACGATAACATTCTTTCCCCACACTCCGATGGGGTCTTTGAATCCGAACCGCTTTATCGACGCCGCGATAGCGTCGATATCCGTATCACCGTGTTTTCTCGCGTTCCGCTCATATGGTTTCAGCTTGTCGAGCGGAACGTATTCGATTTTGAGCCTGTAACTTTCGTCCATGTCTGATCCTCCGTCAAGTTAATTCGGCTTCCTTCGCCCTGTACTGTGCGACCATGTCGCGAGCGATTTTGAGCGCGTGATCTCTGTCCTTCGCCTTAACGACGACCTTATATCTGGATTTGTCCCCGCTCTGGTAGATTTTATTCACCTCTCTGTCAACCTCGTCCGGCATTCTGCATTCCAACGATTCTCTTTCCTGCTTTTCACCGTAATCGTCATACCATGTACGCCATGTGTAGACCCATAACAGCCTGTCATCCGTAAAATCATTCGTATCATAAGTCTCGACTTCCGCTCCGCGATATTCTGCGATTTTCCGCGCCGTTTCCATATCGTCGCTTACTCCGACGATGTGGTAGTCACTGTAACTGCCCTCGGTTACTACATAGATTTTCATTTTATCCTCCCCTTAGAACGGCAGTTCATCATTTTCCGCGATTTCCACCACGTTAGGCGGGATGTCCGCCGTGTCTTTTTTGTACGCCGTCGGCACATAATTCGTCGGCTCCGGCGCTGTCTGCTGGTAGCCCGACGTCTCGGCCTTGCTGTCGACAAAATTGACGTTGCTCACGATCACGTCGGTCATGAAGTGTTTCACGCCCTTGTCGTCCGTCCAGTTGTTAAACTGTATTCGCCCCTCGCAGAACATCGCCTGACCCTTGCGAAAATACTGGTTGACGAACAGCGCCGTTTTCTCATAGGCTATGCATCGGAAAAAGTCAGCCTGATCCTGAGCGTTCCGGCTCTGCCGGTTGACAGCCAGATTCCACGTTACCATATTCGTCCCGCTCGCCGTGGTTTTGACCTCAGGATCGCCCGTCAGACGTCCGCCGAGCATAACGCGGTTGTAATTGAAGTTACTCATGATTTAAAATTTCTCTCCGTTCTCGATGTATTCCTGATAAAATTCTTCCTCGACCTTATCGGTGTCCCAGCCGTAAGCGTGTAGCTTATCCTTCACCCATTCGGGGTATGTCCATGCTTTCGACTGCTCCAATTTCCGCACTTTGTCAGACATCGGTCGTTTCATCCGCTCCGACCCGACCAGCTCGTACCGTTCCCGGGTGACATAGCAGGCGCGGAACATGGCCCGATAGAAGCGTTTCATGCGGATCAATCCAAATCCGCACTCCGTGTGCAGCGTCCAGAGGATGATATTAAAAACCATGTCGAGAAAATCCTTTTTCTGCCGCTCGAACTCTTCCGACGCCGCCTTGATTATCGCCGCCTGAGTTTTTTTGTCGAACTGCATCATCGGATTGTCGATTCTCGCCCTCATGACGGATCACCCCCTCCGCCCATGACCAGAGCCACGATGATTAGGCACAACAGCGACCCGGCGAAGACGCCGAGCGCGAACAGCATAATCCCGCTCATATCTCACCCCTCGCTCTCATGTCGTCTGTCTCCGCGATCACGTCGGCGAAATCCTCCCTTGACAGCCCCATACGCCCGA